GATATAGGTAGAAAACTTGGTATAGAAGTTACTGTGTATTCTAATGGAGAGGAGAAGACAGGATTTGTAGATTCCGATAGTCAATATTTTAATATAATTAATGCAGCTAGAATAAAAAATATAACTATTGAAGATGAGTACAACACTGATTTATATTCACAAGACATAGACAAACATTTACTACAGATTTTAAAAGACGAAGTTGATAACTACAAAAAAGCTTATGGTCTAGTAGATTTTACAGATATGATTGAACGATTCAATGTGTCCGAATTGTGTCCAAAATATGACGTAGTATTCATTGATGAAGCTCAAGATTTGTCGCCAATACAGTGGAAAATGTATGATATATTAAAGAAAAACTCTAAACATATTATACTTGCTGGTGATGATGATCAAGCAATTTATGGATGGGCCGGTGCAGATGTTGCAAGGTTTCAAAGTGAACCTGCAAAAGATATTGTGTTACCACAATCTTATAGGATTCCAGCAGCTGTACAAAAAATAGCCGGTTGTATTTTAAATAGAATACCGGATCACAGAAGAATTAAAAAAGAATGGTCAGCAAGACCTGAAGAAGGTTACGTAGGGTATGTAACTTCAATAGAGGATGTACCTGTTAACTCTGGTGATTGGTTGATACTTGCAAGGACCAATGACAAACTTAGAAAGTTGGGACCTACCTTAAAAGAAATGGGAATATATTTTGAGATCAAAGGACGCAAGAGTTACAAAACTAGACTATATAGATCAATACAAGATTACACACGTTGGACTAATGGAGATAAATTATCAATATCTGAATGCAAAGATCTATTTGAATTTTTAGGTGTAGATAAAACTTTAACTGATGAACGTATGTATGATTTACAAGAGTTTGGTTTTAGTTTTACAGACCATTGGTATCAAGTATTTCAAGCTGATCCGGAAGAATGTTTATACATTAGAGAAATGATACGTAATAAAGAAAACTTAAAAGAAGACCCAAGAGTAAAACTATCTACTATACATGCAGCTAAGGGTGGTGAAGCTACCAATGTATTAATTATTTTAGACAACACTAAAAAGATAAGAGACGCAGTAGACAAGAGTCTAGACAAACAGGATGAGGAGCATAGAGTTTGGTATGTTGGAGTAACAAGAACCAAACAAAATTTATATATAATGGAAGCAAAAAGGGAGGACAAAGGTTATGACATCTAAAGCATACGAAAAACAAATCGGTGGTTCGCATTATCAGAACTTTAAAATACAGCCAAGTAAATTTGTGATAGAGAACGAATTGCTTTATCCAGAAGGTTGTGCTATAAAATACATAGTCAGACACAGACTGAAAGGTAAGAAACAAGATCTAGAGAAAGCTATTCACTTTATAGAAATGATAATTGAAAGGGACTATGGAACCAAATAATCATATACCATTTTACATGGGTTTATTTACATGTATTTTGATTCTTTGCTACCTGACATTATGAAAAAATTTAGTATTACTAAAAAACAAATGGATCTTTTTAATTTTATTAAAGAGTATATTGATAAAAATAACATGGCACCTTCTTATGAAGAAATGAAAATAGCAACAGGTTGTTCAACTAAGTGTACAATTTTTACAAAAGTTAATCAGTTACAGGAAAGAGGATGGATAACAAAACTACCTGGAAAAAATAGGAGTATAACAATAATATGAAAATACCTACATTTAGTGCCCAGACAGAATGGGTAATACCCACAGAACTACCAGACTTAACTAAGGTTGATGAAATTGCAATTGACTTAGAGACAAGAGATCCAGACTTAATTAAAAAAGGATCTGGAGCAATTATTGGTAACGGAGAAGTTATTGGGATAGCTGTAGCTACAGCAAATTACAAAGGATACTTTCCTATAGCTCACCACGGTGGTGGTAACATGGACCGTAAGATGGTTTTAAAATGGTTTCAAGATCTTTTAAATGCACCATCAACTAAAATATTTCACAATGCAATGTACGATGTATGTTGGATCAGGGCACTGGGACTACAAATTAAAGGCAGGATTGTTGATACAATGATAGCCGCAGCTGTGACTGATGAAAACAGATTTAGATATGATCTTAACAGTTTGTCATGGAAGTATAATGGCTATGGTAAGAGCGAAGCAGGCCTAAGTGAGGCAGCAGCACAATGGGGAATAGATCCAAAGTCTGAGATGTATAAACTACCTTCACTTAATGTTGGTGCTTATGCTGAACGTGATGCGGAAGCTACGTTTGGTTTATGGCAAGAGATGAAAAAAGAAATTACTTCACAAGATACACAATCTATCTTTGATCTTGAAACAGATTTGTTTCCATGTCTAGTTGACATGAGATTCAAAGGTGTAAGAGTTGATGTTGAAGGTGCACAAAAACTTAAGAAGACTCTAATACAAGAGGAACGGGATATACTAACTGCAATAGAAAAGGAAACTAATATTAGACCACAGATATGGGCCGCAAGAAGTATAGCAGAAGTCTTTGAGAATTTAAAGATACCATTTGATAGAACAGAAAAAACCGATGCACCAAGTTTTACTAAAAACTTTTTACAAGAACATGAACATCCTGTAGTCAATATGATTGCTAAGGCTAGAGAAGTCAACAAAGCACACACAACTTTTATAGATTCTATTTTACGTTATGAACACAAGGGTAGAATACATGCAGAGATTAATCAGCTTAGAAACGCTGGCGGTGGTACTGTAACAGGAAGATTCTCTTATCAGAATCCTAACCTACAACAGATACCTGCACGTAATAAAGATCTAGGACCTAAGATTAGATCATTATTTATTCCAGAAGAAAATCATAAGTGGGGTTGTTTTGATTACTCACAACAAGAGCCAAGACTAGTTGTACACTACGCAGCATTATATAAGTTGCCTTCAGTGTATGATGTTGTTGACGCTTACAACGATGACCCTAACTCAGACTTTCACCAGACAGTAGCAGACATGGCTGAGATTAAAAGAACACAGGCCAAGACAATTAACTTAGGATTGTTTTATGGTATGGGTAAAAATAAACTACAAGCAGAGTTAGGTGTATCGAAAGAGAAAGCTAATGAATTATTTAATACTTATCATGGCAAAGTACCATTCGTTAAGCAGCTAATGGAGAAGGCTTCTAACAGAGCACAAGACAGAGGACAGATAAGAACTCTACTTGGCAGACTATGTAGATTCCATCTATGGGAACCAAACAGTTTCGGTATGCATAAAGCTATGTTGCATGAAGATGCACTCCAGGAACATGGACCAGGAATTAAAAGAGCCTACACTTATAAAGCATTAAACAAATTAATTCAAGGTAGTGCAGCGGACATGACTAAGAAAGCTATGTTAGATTTACATAACGAAGGTATTGTACCACACATTCAAATACATGATGAGCTTTGTGTATCTATAGAAAATGACGCACAGGCAAAAAAGATAATTGAGATTATGGAGAATGCTGTTAAGCTTGAGGTACCAAACAAAGTTGACTATGAACACGGAATTAACTGGGGAGCAATAAACGGATAATGGCTTATTTAAATGCAAACATACCAATAATAGAATGTTGGGTAAGAGGTAACTTTTTAAGAGATCAAAAAGATTCACACGATAAATATTTTGAAGTAGGGGTATTTGGTTTTAGTTCTATTCCAAACAGAGTACCTATGTTTCATTTCTTAATGGAAGATGGCGGGTTATGGTGGCGAGCACCTATCTCAGCTTTCTGTAGTAAGCCTGGAGTAAAAGAATTACCACTTGATGAGTTAGTGATGTGGGATAGTTTTAGTTACAACGTAAGTGTTACAACTTTCTATGAACTAGCTGGTGCTACTATGCAATATACATCTAGACGTAAGGTAAAACGTAAAGGTAAGTATTTATTTACAATAGATTGGTGTGCAGGAGACTTTAATGAGTTAAATTTTGGTTATGCTGAGAAACCTGATCAACATAAATGTGGTCATGTGATTGCATTAGATGACGGAAACTATGCAATACAGCCAAATAATAGGTTAAAAATGTTTGATGCATCTATGGGTGTTGACCC